CCTCATTGGGGTTCTTAATCTTGACTGTGGCGAAGGTGTTTTTAGCGGTGAGCCGATACTTCTGAATCGCCTGCCCCATGTAACAGAGTGAGTCCACCGTGTCGGAGTAACCACCGACGTGAGTCGGCTTTGATGACCAGACGTGCAGCCGCTCATTCCACTCGTACTCAAGCTTGTCTAAACAGGTGATGATACGCTCAAGCGCTTCGTCGATTTTCATGCCGACGAACACGCGACGTAGGAAGTTGAGCTTGTCCTCCACACGATTCGGTCTACCGAGGACAACCGTGTTAGTAATCCCCTCATTGAACAGCGATGCCTTGTAACTCTCATTGCGAGCACCCTTGCGCTGGGCAGCATCGTGAGGCAAGAAATGGGTATGCACCTGCCAACCCTTTTCTATCCACTCGCCTATATACCAAGTCACGTCCTCGTTACGGTTCTCAATATGGTCAATCACCAGCGGAAAACCGTTCTCATCGACCTGAAACAGCACAATAGAGGTGTAGTCAGCGTTACCTAAGTCCCACGCGGCATAGAATGGCAACTCAGGGTCTCCGACAACCCTAGTGACACGCCCCTCGTCTTTCATGATTTTAGCTAGCTCACCAAACACCGAGCCAGAGTTCGGGCTTATCCAGCTGGTCATGTACTCCTGTTGCCACAGCGCATCATTGCCGTATTTGTTGATAATCTTCTTGCGCTCAAGCTCAAGGAACCCGTCAGCCATATATTGAGCCACCTCCTCCATACCACAATGCATATTGCTGGCGTAGGCGAATTTAGGGTTAGTTAACGCGAAATTATACTCATCATAGAAGTGGTTTTTGCCACGAGGGGTAGAAATCATCATCCGCCAACCGCCAGTTTCCGCGAGCATAGCGGTAATAAACTCAATTGAGGCAGGGTTCAAGACCGCGTACTCGTCGAACACCACTCCGTTAAGCCCAGCACCGACCAGCTTGTCAGCCTTGTTAATACCAATCAGCTTGATAATAGAGCCGTTGCTCAGCTCAACCTCCAGTTTGGCGGAGTTCATGCGCACCACCATGTCCTCAGGTATCATATCGAGGAACTTGACCCCTTTAGAGGTCATCGCCAGCCAAATGTCGTTGTAGGCGGTATTGTAGTTGTCGAAACAGTACCAGTAAGTGCCTGGCTTGTTGATAGCCTCACGAATTAACAGGTTCCAAGCGAACAGAGACTTCCCAGCACGACGACTCCAGCACAGCACGATATAGCGAATACCGTTGTCAAACGCCTTCATGACGGCTTTTTGATATGAGCGAAGGACTATGCCAGCGCCAACCTTTATTCTCATTTTACGGACTCTATCTCAACATAAAACGTGCCGTCCTCGTCCTGTATCGCCTCATATGGAGCCACGTCCGCCCAATTCTCTAGTAACACAGTGTCCTCGCCCTCAAGTCGCACCACATCCGCAACCGCTCCATCCAAATAGTCAAATAGGAGCTTAATTGCACTGAGGTTGCTGCCACGCATGGCGATGGCGTACAAATTAGCCGTCATCACCTCCGCAACAGTGTATTGGTCTTTGTCGTCAATCACCTTGTAGCTGTACTCTCGCTCTTTCACGCCAATCTCGTCCATCATCCGTCGCAACATCAGACCAGGGGCGTTACCAGCGTCCACCACCACCTTATTGTCGGTAACGGCAGCCAACTGGGACTCGTCGTGGTCTTGCTCCACCGCAGGCGGTTTAATCCGCTTTGTCTGAGCATCAGGGAAAACAGTCCGAACCAGGGTGCGCTTGATAATCACCACCTTCTCGGGCTTGCCTAAAATACGCTCGAACGCCATCTCAATCGCCTTGACGTTCTCCTCCTCGCAGCAAATCCGCAGCAACTCCGCCACCACCGCTTTATTAGAGGTTAAGGTGTGAGCGTTGCGCCTAAAGTCGAAATACCGCTGGGGCAGGAAGTCATTAAAAGAGTTTTGTAGCTTCGTGGTATTTGCCATAGTATTTTTCTTTTAGTTTCTCTCCATATTTAGCCCAATCGACCCCTAGAAAGTCCTTGCCATATTGCTTTGAGAGCTCGCTGAAGCCTGACCTCATCTCCTCAATCGTCTCCTTGGTTAGCATGAACCGTTTCGACCCCTCATACGCCATTTTATATTCTGAATAAGTCAAGGTGCGACCCTCTTCTACGCACATTTTACCATAGGTGTTAGCCTCTGCGAGCCACAGCACCCAGCCGTACATCTGGTAGTCGTCAATCTCAGGACGCACCACCTCACCCTTGGCGAGCTTGATGGCACAGCCCACCGCGTAATTCAGCCACGCCTGTTTATCAGCCAAAATCAGCCGCTTCATGTGACCACCGTCAGCCCGAGGGTTAATGTAGGTGTAGAGGCAAAACCGCACCCTATCGACTAGGCTTTGCTCAAAACTCATCGTGCTCGGGGCGTTAGAAATCACCTCAATAAACCCGTAATTGCTGGTTTGGTAAATCTCACTGCCCTTGACCTCGACTTGTATCGGGTCACCACTCGCCATCAGGTGTAGGGTGCCGTAATTCTCATTATTGTGGTTTTTAGACCCCTTCGCGTCCGCATCGTACAAATAAGTCGTGTTGTCCATATGCTGGGTATAAAACCGCCCCCAATTCCTGCTCAAAGAAAACACCTGCGCACCCGAGCCCAGCACCTCCGCTAGCCCCTCAGCCAGTGTGCTTTTGCCCGTCCTGGACTGACCGAAGGTGAAAAGCAGCCCGTGGTTGCCCACAATCGCCGACCCCACCGACCAGTCACGCACTAGCTGCTGATGCTCGTCCATAGTGCTATACCACTGTTGCCACGCCACACTTGGCTCGTAGTCCAGCTGATAAGTCAGACCTGAGCCCCGAGTTGTGGGGTTATCCAAAAACCGCTCGTCCTCATAATTCAGCTCGCCTGTATAGCCGTCCAACACGCAATCCCCCATCTCAAAGTAGCGACGGTTGTCAAAACTAATCTTCGGCGCATACACCTGAAAGTAATCCCACAAATCCCTAGACCGCTTAGTTGACCAGTTAGACTCCGCCAGCCCTTTATAGACCCGCATCGCCTCACGCCAAAACTCGACCTGCTCGACTCGCCGAAACACTCTCCAAGAGTTGTCCACCCTAATCGCCAGCCCGTGCTCACTGCGCCGAAGGTATAGAGGTGAGCGCCGCCCACTCGAGCAAGTGAAGTTGTCTATGACCGCCCGATAAAACCACTGCAGTGTGTCCTGGTTGCGCATCGTCTCAGGCAAGACTGGCAACTCGTCATCAGGAGTCTGATTAATCGCCTTTATGTCCGCAGCGACCTGGTCTGCCTTAGCCACGCTGCTCCCCCTTTGGTTTGACCAGAGAGCTCACCTTGTCAATTGATATTGTTATCTCTGCCCCAGACCGTGCGTCGATAAAAGTAAAGCTCTCGTCGCCCATTTGCATCAAGTCGCCCAACTCACTCGTCGCCAGCTCACTCAAATAATACACGTCTTTGTTAGTCATTGAGACTAGCGCCGACTGTTGCTGCTCACCCATTATTACCCTCGCTTTTATATTTATTGATATTTGATTGCGACCAGTTGTCTACTGCTGCCTGTCCAACTCCTTCTGCTTCTCTTTGCGTCGCTCCCGATACCGTTTCTGACGCTTCGCCTCTTTCCGCTTCTGCTCGTCAGACCGATTCGCCCGTATGTCTTTGTAATAGTCAGACCAGTACTCATAAGTCGCCTCACGCGCCTGCTCATAAGTCTGATGCTCCTCGTCCTCACCCAGCGGCACCTTAGTCGTTTTCCCCATGGTGCGTATCACCGCCTTCTCGGACACCAAGTTGAAACTACTGTCCTCCCCACGCTTGTACTCGCGGTCAAAATTTAATGTCGAGGTTCTCAATCGGGTTAGTGAATACTTATTGGCGAAGTCAAGTATCTCTTGTTCCATCTGTTCGTATAGTTTTTGGTTGTTCATTGCTTAATCCTAGCACAGGCGTTCAATAAATGTAAACAAGAAAGTGTTGTTGTTTTGAAGTTATTTGGTCGGGAGTGTGAGGGAGTATATATATATATTATTATATGCTGCCCTTGATACCACCCCCCCCTTGCCCTTTACTTTACTACACTATTATTTTTACATATGTTTATTTATTTATATCTCAGCGCCTATGCTACTAGTCGACTATGGCTATAGGTCATTCAGTACATCATTAGGTACATCAATAGGTGACTGTAGCACTGGCTCATAGTGGCTGGCTTGTCTAGCCCTCTTACGTAGCGCCTGCTTGTTACGGTCATAATATGCATCGTTATACTCGCGCATGTACTTCTCACGCTTCACACGTTGCTTATATCGTCTTACGTCCGCTAATGGCTCTATAAGCTCTATATCAGCTTGTATGGCTTTAATCGTGTCATGGTCTATCATATGCATATTATACCATGACAAAAAACTGTTGTGAATAATATAACTTAGAAACACATACTACTACTACTCTATAAAAAACGCACAAAAAAAATATAATCAACTTAAAAAAAGTGAGCTTTCTCCGTTATTTTCGTTATGACTAGAAATAAATTGTTTATTTTTATTTTACAAACTAAA